CCAGAAGACGTGCCAACAACGGCTAATGCGCGCTCTAGTACTTCCCTGTTTTGACGAACCACGTATCTTGTGCCAACAGTTGCAATGGGGTTTATGGACCCGTCAGTGTTCTGTCTTACAGTGGCGCGACTATCCTCGATAATGACGACAGAGCCGTCGGAATTGCGTATCAATTCTCCGGAGTCATCTACTGCGGCTACACGTGTTAATAACACGTCATAGTCGGCTTCGGCTGCCTCAAGCATCGCTTCAAGGGTTTGAAGGCCTTTCATTGGGACACCAAGACGATGCCAGGGGATTACCCTGTCACCTCCTGTGGCATAAGCCATTCTGGCCTTGCCCTTTTCTGTGAAATCCAGTTCATGACTCATATGTTTACCTTGAATTACAATAGCAGCAAGGGTTTGCTGTGGGCGCAAGATTTTTTATGGTAAGGGGGTTGCAAAGTTCTGGAACTCGTGTATATATTTACTTCATGCCCTGGCGTAGTGCCTGGGTCCTACCCAAAGGAAACTTAATGATTATTAAGCGAACCGACGCGGCGAAGACATCCGCGACTGATACGGCAGACACCGTAAAAATTGCAAGCACTGGGGTTCAAACTCTTGGCTCGTACCGTCAACAAACACAAGGCCTAACGATGAATGACATCGTTGTCACGTCATTGACACAGCCAGGTGCAGTACTCAAGGCGACTGTCACACCAGAGCTTGCACAGGCAATGCTGGAAACAATCAACGGAGAAAACCGACCACTTTCTCAGAGCCGCGTAAAGCAGTATGCAGACGTGTTATCGCGTGGGCAGTATGTGTTCAACGGTGAGTCCATTCAAGTAGGAATCAAAGACGACAACAAGCTCGTTCTCTTAAACGGTCAACACCGCCTTAGTGCATGTGTTGCATCCGGAGTAGCGTTCGACACAGTCTTAGTGTTGGGTCTTCCTCAGAATGTATTCTCCACAATTGACCGTGGTAAGACTCGTAGTTATGCAGATGTACTGTCCGTTGCTGGATATAAGAACACTCACAACATCCAGCCAGCCGCGCGCATCCTCGTAGCAATGGAAGCTGGGTTTAGCCCAACCGTCCGCTCTACCTTGAACCTTGTTACCGCAGAAGACATCCTGCAGTACGTGAACGCAAACCACGACCTTCTTCAAGAAGCACACCAAACTGCGTGTCGCATTAATTCTGTGGTAGGAGGCATCAACAGTGCGTGGGTAATCGCGTATTGCATCATGCTTCAGGACCGTCAGAAGGCAGGATACAGCGGTCACGAAGTAGCTCAGTTCTGTTATGCGATAGAGACTGGTGTTGGCCTCTCTCACGGAAACCCTGCGTTGGCACTCCGTCAATGGTTCGGGCGTGGTGGCTCCAAGCGCAAAGGCCAGTCAGGCAAGAACGTCCTGGAAGCTGCGACCATCATCTCTGCTTTCAACAAGTGGGTTAATGGTGAGCCACTCTTGCAGGTTCGTCCATGGGCGTACGATTCGAACGACTTCCCAGTGGTGTCGACGTCAACTCCTAGCTCAACAGCTGGATGGCATACCGTTTAACGCGGTGTAGCGATAATTGTGTCCGAGAGGCACGGTCGCTATAATAGATTCTAGAGTGTGGGGCTGGTGTTGCTTAAAAGTATACCAGCCCCACATTTCTTTTGGAGGTATATATGCCCGTAAAATACGGACACGGACAACAAACTCACTCAATGCAGGACAGCTCGACTGTCACTCAGTACACCAAGTGGTTTGTTCTAAACAACTATGAATATGTAATTCAGTACGCTGCAGGCATGTTTACAATTCACGCACACAGTCTTGTAACGAAGACGACTACAAAATGCGATTCTGCTGAGACGCTTGAGAATGCTTACCATAACGCTTATCGCAAGCTTAAGAACTTCGATAACGTAACCAAATGACGCGTCAGAGACTATTTTTAGACATGTCCTGCGTGGATGCAGCACGACAAAGAATGCGACACGTTTATGATACTTTTGATACTGTTTGCGTTCAGTTTTCTGGAGGAAAAGACAGCACAGCTGTTCTTTACTTGGCTAAGGAAATTCATGAAGAACGAGGACTCGGACCGGTAAAGGTAATCTTCCGCGACGAAGAGATGGTTTCACCTACCGTCATCAAGTTCATAGAAGAAGTGCGCAACTATGACTGGGTAGACATGGAGTGGTACTGCTTGCCATCCGGTCAAGAGGTATGGGTGCTTGGTCGTCGTGAGTACTGCTTACTGTGGTCGCCATACCGTCAATCACAAGGTCGTCTAGTTCGCGAAATACCACCTTGGGCGATTACGGCAGAAGACTTTGGGCTAATCCCGGGCGAAGTGCTGCCACAATCAATCGACTACTACACAATGCAAGGTAAAAAAGGTCGAGTGGCATTCATTACAGGTGTACGAGCAAACGAGTCAATGATTCGCTACCGCTCGTGTGTGCAAAAACTGCACGAGAACTATATTGTCACCCCTTACAAGATGAAGAAAAACATACCTCTTCGGTTTGCCAAAGTTATATATGATTGGACAACAGATGATGTGCTTAAATTCATTACTGAAGAGCACGGTGCGTCGTACTGTGAGTACTATGACCTCGCTGCGCTTACAGGGTCTAATACCCGGGTTGGTATACCTTTGCATGCTGTGGCAATTCGAAGACTCAATGATGTCTGCCGTACGGAACCAGAGTTCTATGACCGACTATACGAATGCTTCCCCCACATCGACGCCCAACGAAGACTATGGGCAGACTACGACCTCGACGGAAGAATAATGCAGTATGCCTCGGGTGGCTGGGATGGAGTTCGACGTTGCATTGAAGACAATGTCGTCACGCCTGGTCTAAAGAAGCGCGCGATGGCCTACTGTGCCGAGTTTCGTAAGAAGAACGCAAAAGACCCACGGTCATACCCGCTACATTGGCTTGTTCGCAATCTCCTCATACATGAGTTCAACATCAACTCAGTGACCCCCATTGGTCCGGGAACGCGTGCCTACACAATTCAGGCAGAAATCAATGACTCAATTGACCGTCTTGATGAGATTGTTGATAGATGACGGCCCTAAAAACACCATTGCTTGCGATATAGAGAGTTGACCGTTATCGTTCTCGGTAACAATCAGTTCTACATCCCCTACGGTTACACCAAGGGCTGCTGCTAAAGACGCCCTGGTTCTTGCTATGTCTTGCTCGTAAGACGCAATTTCAGTAGTGAGCTCATCGTGAATATCCGCAAAGTCAACAAAGACGGCGGGCTTAACAGAAAGCTGTGCCAACGTATCTTCGGCCATTTGTGCCTTAACGCACCCGGTACATGAGATAACGCTTGTAGGGGCGTAGCGTTTGCGCACCTCGGTGTGGCCGCAATCAAGCTTGTGGTGATATTCGACACTTCCCCAACCGCCCGTCTTTACGATTTCAACAACGTTTCGCTGCGGTGCACTCTTCTTATTAATCTTCATCGTCTTCAAACATATCAACGATTATGCGTGAAAATTCTAGAAAAGCTGGAGTAATCCTGAAGAGCGCTTCACTCTTGTCGTTTGTACCGACGTATTCAATAAGCTTGTTTTCAAGCATGAAAAATATGTGCCACTCGGTTTCCCACTCAGCGTCATTCATCCATTCCATTTATCTTGCTCCGGCGTAAGCCTTCGGCAAGAAAATCCAGAACAAGCTGTTGATTACCATCATTAAATTCTACATCGCTACCTTCGGTTGCCTGATTCACTACATCACGCTTGGATTCAATGAGGTTGTAGATTTTTTCATCAATGGTGCCCTCTGCAAGAATATAGGTTGACATAACAGAGCCTTTTTGTCCAATTCTGTGGCAACGTGAATAGGTTTGGTCAACATCAGCGGGTGTCCATGGCATTTCAACGAACACAACATCCTGTGCTGCCGTAAGTGTGTGGCCTGTCTTGGCAGCTTGGATTGAGAGCACCATCACGGGCGCTTCATCAATAGACCCCGTCTGAAAGATTCTTTTATTCTCTTCTACGTCTTCAACCTTCATGCCGCCCTGAATCTTTAACCCGCCATACTTCTTGGCTATAGCGTCAACTATTTCTCTATGGTGTGCGGCAACAACAACTTTGTCTCCCGCAGTTAGCTTCCCATCTATCCACTCATTAACGGCATCCATCTTTGCTTTGGCAGCCAGTCTTCGGAGCACCGATATGCGAACTAGGTGTTCGTTGGACTCTGCTTTGATACGGGCCACGACGGCAGCAGAGTAAGGAGACTTGCCGAGTTCTTTTGCTAACTCTTTGGCACGATTAGCCATGTACTCAATAATGTCGTCTTCAGCTTTGACGTATTCCGCCATGGCCGTCGGATTGGGAGTTACGACAATCTTTGAATGTCGGACCGGTGGCAACTCTTCAAGCACGTCACTTTTAATCCGGCGAATATAACACTGGCTTCGGAGCATGTCGTTTAGTTCATCTAGGTGGGACGAGCCGTCGATATGCCACTGTCCGAATCTGTCACGGAACGCTGCGCAGTATCGTCGATAAAAACCCCAAAGGCCACCAAACTTATTTAGTTGACCGAGAATGTCAAGTTGACTTGCGTATTCTGCGGGTCGGTTGGTAATTGGTGTTCCGGTAAGACAAAGGACCAAACCATCCTTGGGGGCTGACCGTGCCATCTTAATAGCGGCTTTTGTTCGCTTTGCCGTTGGAGTCTTTGCGTAGTGTGACTCGTCGAATACATATGAGCGATGTCCTTTCAACTGGTTTTGCCAATGGTCGATGTTGCTGTAACCAACAACGAGCACATCGTAGGTTCCTGGTTCCGGCATGTCTTTACGGTTAGACACCGTTGCGACACGTCGAAGCGGTAACCACTTTTCATACTCTTTGGCCCAGTTCAACACCAGCGTCGGAGGACACACGACCACGGCTGGGTACGAGTCCATGACGTACTCCATGGTCGCTATGGCTTGCATTGTTTTTCCTAGACCCATATCGTCAGCGATAAAACATCGTCTTGCGTTTGCCGCATACTTAACGCCGGCCCGTTGATACGGCAGCAGTTCTCCTTGAAGGTTTGGTATGTCTATCTCTGCATCGCGTGCGCGGGATGCTGCTATGGTCTCGTTTTTGCTTTTTTCCATCACGGCAGCAACGGTCATGACTCGCTCGGCTATCGGCTCCTCGAACTTATCCGCCCATGCAATGGCGTCATGTATGGCAGCGAGTGGAACTCTCCATGCTTTTGTCGGTGGATGCCATGTTACTGATGGCAACGATTTGACTGACCTGACCTTTACGGGGTCATACAGGAAGCTTAGATACACCCAATCGTCGTCGATGTATACACCCGCGGCTTTATTGGAAGACTCCGGCAAATTAAACTTGAGTACTTCGTTGTCAATCTGAAAAAGGTTATGCTCAGCGAACTCTCGAGCTTCATGGATGCTTGTCATGGGTATTCGCCACACCTTGGCTACCTTGTCCCACTTTGCTCCTGGAACAGCTTTTACTTGGGCTACCTGCTCGGCGTCGTACGGAAAAGAAGCCGCTAGGTGGTCGTCCCATAAGAAGAGAGTGCTATTATCCATTTCGATAACGAGTCTAATACGCTTAGGAATGGAAAACAATGGGCGAAGAGCATTTTTATGACAATGAAGACATAGCGCGGTCATGGACCGAATTGCACACGTCTTTAGATGTTGGACACAAAACTGAAGCACAGTATGCCGAACTTCTCCAGGCGGTTAGATGGATGCTCCCAAGATTAATGGAACACATGTCTCAAGAGATGTGGGCCGCTGGGTGGCTAGAAGGTCTCGACGAAATTCTCCCGAAAGAAT